GTACGAGGGTTGTAGAGGTCATCTGCGTGGGTTAGGACACCTTTGTCGCGTAGCCATCGTGTCCACGACCCGTTGATTTGGATGAGGCAACGGCTACCACCGTTAGGGTCAGACTTGTTGAACGCCATAGTTTGCCCTCGTGACTCACGATGAATCACATAGTCGAGGGTGAGCATCTGGTCTTCAGCCCAACCTACTTCCCGTGCCAACCCCCACCATTCTGGGTGGAGTGCTTCGGCTGGTATCGGTGGTTGAGGTATCGCTTCCCTTAACTGGTATTCAACTGCTTGCATTGCTTTAATTGGTTTAGGTGGTGGGGCTTTCGCTGTGGAAACAGTTCCCCCAAAGAACAGCAAACCTGTTGCTGTGGCAAGTATATGTTTAAACATTAATCCTCTAATCGTATGTGGATGTGGTCATCAACTCGTTTACCTGTTGTGGGTATATAAGGAATCCTTTCGCTGGATTGTCGGAGTTGGGTGCGGCGACTTTGATTTGTAAAGTCTCTTTGTTCGCTTTCAAATATCGTTTAAGTCTGCCGAGTTCTATTATACAGAAAGCGTTGGGTGCGAACATGTACACCCACCATTTCGCTGTGGTTACTGCTATACCAGATGGCTTCCAGCCTGCGTTTCGTGGGTTCTGTTCGAACTCTACAAAGATTCTTCCGTTACGGAATCTGTCGTACTTTACTTCGAATGCTCCGTCGCTCAAGTCGGAAAGAAACTGTTTAACAATCTCTTCGCCTTGATGTCCGAATGCTAAATCTTTTTTGAAGTCATGCGGATTGATGTCGTGTGATGGTTGGTATCCTTCGGTGCGTTCAATCATTGGTTGCTACTGTCTCGTAGCCACGGTTCAAGAAAGCATCCATCGCTTGACGTTCACGTGGTGACGCCCCAAGTTTTACTGGTGCTTGGTTCAGACCGTAGATGCGTTCCATTAAACATTCGTATAGTTCTCGTGCTATGTCTTCCATTAGTATCCTGCTTTCTTTAGAATGGTCATCAAGTCTTCTAGTCTTAAGACCGCATACTGGTCTGCTGGGTTGCCGTAACTGCGACGCTTAGCCACAACTATTCCAAGTTCTGCTTTAGCGTTGTCACGTTCAACTTGTGCTTCATGTAACCATGTTGAGAAGTTGAGAACCTTCTGGTTTTTGCATTCCCAAACAAGTCGCGGGTCTGTGCCAGCGATGTCACCTTTGTCGTGCACTCCGTGTAATGTTCGCCGTTCCACATGAGGGTAGAACTGTGCGAGATAGTTCACGATGAACGTTTCGAAACTGGTTCCTTTAGCGCGTTCCTTTGACACGAGCCGACTCCTCTGCTAATAGTTGGCGGAACAGAAGGCTTCTGCTGACACCACGTTTCTTGCATAGTTGTTTGATTGTTTCCATTTGGTCTGCTGTTAAACGCAAAGCGACTATGGCTGTTGAACGGGTTTTACCTGTCGGGTCTACTGTCCGATAGTTAGCCATTGGTTACGCCTTTCATTTCGGTGAACGCTGTGCGTAATGTTGATAGGTCTTTTTGTAGGATTTGTCCAGCCCAGTTCAAGCCTGCTTTTTCGGCGACTGCGCTAGGTGTTAGCCCTGCTTTTTCGCAGGCATCAACGAACTGTTTCACTTGTGCTTTGGTTAAGGGTGCTGTGTCGTCAGTCACGGTGGAAGCCACAGCCTTGCCTGCTTGTGGCTTCCCCGCTACTGCTGACTTGTCATCCCATTCTGATTTAGACCAGAGTGACAGACAGATACCGAAGCGCATGGATGCGTTGCGTAGGAAATCTCCGACAAGTTCTTTATCTAGGTCAGGTTTATCTGCACGAACCGAACCAACACCGAGGATTGATTTGCCAAGGATGGTGAGGTGTGCCCACATGACTGCCATGCCGTTTACTTCTACGATTGCTGGTCTGCCGTTCACCCATCCGCATGGTTCCCATGACCACATCGGGTCGATGGCGATGAGGATGCGTGTGATTTCTGCGTGACCTACGAAGTCAAGTTGGATTCCGCCTTTCGGTAGTTTCCCTACGATTGATGGGTCTGGTACTGCGTATTCGGTGAGGATATCTTCTAGTTTCATGCTCGTTCCCCTTTCAAGAGAAGTGTTCTGTTGGTTACTTTCCTGCTGTACTTTTCTGTTATTGCTGGTTCCATTGCTTTGATTCCTTTGATGTCTAGGCTCGCCCATGTTCTGCCTTTCCATGTGGCGATGACTGTGCCGTTCACGGTGGCGTACTCGTTCGCACCTATCATGTCGCACAGTTCTGCTTTTAATCTGTCTTCCATCTCTGTGTATGCTTTCAATTCCTTCTTCACATGCTTTAGTTGTTCCACTAGTTCTAATGCTGTTGGTGGCAGTTCTACCGTTGTCCCTGTCGGCTTCTGATATCGGGTGCTAATCGTTTCATACGACCAATGCACGCCGTCTGGGGTGATGCCAAGGTCGATGGATGTCAGCCATTTTGCTACGGCGTCGCAATGCTCCTGCTTTTCGGCTTCGGTTATCTTCTGCTCATGAATGTAAAGAACCATTGTTGAGTCAAATATTGCCCATGTGATGAAGTTCACACCAGCGCAGATGGCTTGTTGGATTCCTTGCAGACGCCAATAGTCGGGCAGTTCGCCTTCCCATTCACGTGACATCGTTTTGATTTCCAACACTTTGCGTTCATCACCGTTCTCGTAGAGTCCGTCGAGGGTGGCTATCATGCGTGCACCTTCGGGTGTTTCTGCGATGAACATTTCCTCTGGTGTGAGATACGGGATACCTGTTTTGTCTACAGCCCATTGCAACACGAACGGTTCCAGACGGTTCCCTCGTTCCATTGCAGGGTTCGGTGGTATCGGTGATGGTGGTACGTCACCTAATAGTTCGGCAGCATATTTGTCTGCTGGCACGAACGGGTGTAGCCCGTAGATGGCGGCGACTGCTGATGCTGATACCCGTTTGCGTTTCTGGTCATCCCAAAATCTGAGGTCTAGCCAGTCTTGTTCCCCGTGTGTAGGTTTAGTAATGCGTTGCAATGTGATGTTCATATGTTCCCTTCTCGTATTTGATACTTGTAATACTGTATAGCAGATTGGGGTGGCTGTCAACCCCTAAGACAAGATTTTTATTTGCTCAACCATCTTCAACGGGACAGCAAGAATATGGTCTGATGATTCATCAACATACGATTGGGCGATAACAATATGGTTTGGTTTAGCGTCAGGCAACAACCAACCCAGAGAGTGAACTATGGCGGGGTCAGGTTCGATGTCTGATGTTGGCATCCAGCCTGTACTCACCGAGTGTGCGTCATGCCAGACGATTAGCACCATTGTATGTTTGTACCCTTCGGTCATAGCATCAGTTTACTTGCTGAGGTATCCGCTGTGAGGGTGCTGTTTTAATCATTTGGTCTAGTTCTGCTAGGGTTTGGAAGAATTCTTGTTCTTCTGTGTGGCTTGCGACCCTTGCTTTTACCAAGAATTTTCTTATACTGTATAGCGTTTCTCTTGTCATAGGACTTGACAAGATAGCAGGTCGACGAATTGTTAGTCGGTTGTTTCCGAATAATTTGCGTGACTGAAAGCCATTAATTTTCCGTCTGGTTTATACGCTATCCATGTTGGGGCGTCTGGGTCGCAACGGCATCCGATTGTTTTATCTGGCTGATGCGTAACTAGCGTGTTACATTTGTTGCAGAATGCTGTCGGCATAATGTCCTTTACTTTCCCTCTAGTGAAACACTCACAAAATTCCATTCATTTGCTTGACTTGAAAAGTCTATTGGTTTTGCACCCACAGTATTACTCCATGCCCTAATGTATTCATCCATTACCAAAGGGAAGTACGTAAAATAGTTATCTTGATGAATGTAACCGACAGTAATTGTCGGTACTGGCATCACCTTAATGGTATCTATGGTCAGCCCAGCCCAAGCCAAAGGATATCTCGTGTCCAATTTGTTTAATCCCGAACTGAGGTTCATGGCATCCCTGCGCCACACAGTAGAAGTAATCGTTGTCGAAGCAACAAGAATGGATTTGTCACCAAGACTATTCATATAGTCACACAGTTTTCCTGAGAACCCTGCGTTCACTTCACGACTGTTCGGAGTCCAATGCAGCACTCGACCAACACCATCCAGCATCGGCAACAGCATCTCAATAGTTCCAGGCAACATTGTGTCGTCGTCACCGAAAACCCAAACATATTTACCGCTACCTTGTGTCACCCCACGAAACACGTTCGGGTCGCCATCAATGTTCTTTAACCTTTTACTGTACTGAACCTGCGGGAACCGTTTAACGAACGGTTCGGCGAAACCATCAGGGTCGTTGTCGCTGACAATGAGTTCAACACCGTCAACAAGTTGCGGAACTATCGACTCCAAACATGGACCGATATCAAGTCTTTTAAACGTAGGAATATAGATTGTTAACAGCACTATTTCTTATGTTCTTTAATGTGGCTTTCTAAACCGTTAGCAACTTTATCAACTTTATGCTCAACCCTGTTCACACTACTGAACACGTGTTGCAACATACCAGAAACAACAGCGTGGTCTTCCTGATTTTCTTTACGGAACTGGGCGATGACTGTAACAATCACACCACCTACCGCTGTCACTACAGCAGACAGTATTAAAGCCCACCCGCCATCCATTATGCGGGCTTAACTTTTGCTTCGAAATCCAACACCGCTTGCGGCAAATTGTCGCCACATACATAGCGGATATGCCACGGCTCTGATTGAACTTCCCAACTGAATCCAAACTTTTCGCAGTTCTGTAGCATCCAATCTAAACGTGCGCCGTTCGCTGACCAAACATCAACAGCCAAACCCCACCCATGATTCGATGTGCCTGGGGATGCCATCGGAGCCATACCTTTTTTAAGGAACCATTTCTTGCCTTGATAGGTACGTGTTGTGTTAGTCCCTGTGTCCTTTAACACGAACCGTGACATGAACCCTGCTAGTTGCTGGTCGAAAGAACGGTACGCATCAGCGCTCGAAGTCGGCTTGAACGGTTTGGTTCCTTCAACCTGCATAGCGGCGTCATGTAACGCTTCCCATGCCCGTGCCGCGAGATGATGTAACTTCCCTGAAGGTGTGATAGAGCGCATGATGTCGGCAGATAGTTTGCCGTTCTGCGCTCCCTTCAAATCTTTCGGGAGTACAAGTTTAGCGACAGGATACTTCATTACTTTTTCTTAGTCTTGGTTCCGAACGCTGCTGAGATTTCTTCTGATGTAAGTTCGCCGTCAACTGATGCGGCTGCGAGTTTCTGTACAACACCGAACAAGGCTGTCAAACCTGCGACACCAGCGGACTTAACCACATCGACACCGAGGATTGCCCCACCTGTGATGATAGGTAGGGCTGATGCAATAAACAGCGACACGAGGCGTTGTGTGAGGTCTAAAGTTTTGGCAATCATGGAATTCATTCTGTGTCCTTTTGTGTTAGGGATATCAACGAGTGTATCAAAATACCTGCACCTGTTAACAGTAATGCCTGTCTTAAGGTAGGACCTGACAAGGTAATTAAAACCATGCCTGTACCTACCCATGTCCAAGTGTTATCCATTACGTAGTTGATGATGCGTTTCATTATCGTCTGATTCTAGTAGGTGGTATTGCGGCGAGGAGTGCGCCTGCGGCTACTAGGGTTCGGCGTTCACCGACGGGGATGTTTGACCCTGTTGGTACATAGTTGTCGAATTGTGAGCCGAAGATGTCAATGGTTTTTTCGAACGCTTGTTTGACTTTGGTTGGGGCTTCTTGGATGGCTTCGGTGAAGGCTTCTAGTTGGGTGTCGGTGAGTTCTTCTACTTCGATTTGTTCAAAGAGTTCTTCGGCTTGGGTTTCGGTGATGGCAGCCAGGACTTCGGGGCTTGACGCTATTTCGGTGGCTTGGTCTGAGGTGATGTCTGCGGCTAGGACTTGGGTGATGACTTCAACAATCTGTTCAGGTGCGGCTTCGCTTAACGTTTCTAGGATTTGTTCTACTTGTTCGTTGGTGACGGGTTCATTTTTGATGACTTCTTGTAGGGCTTCTGTTATTTGTTCGTTGATTACAGGTTCGGGTAGGGTTGTGGTTGATGAATCCTGTACTTCTAATAGTGTTGTTTCTGGTATATATCCCTGCGGCTGTGTTGTGTCTGTTGGCTGCTCTTTTTCGTCAAGAACAATCTCAACTTCGTCGTCGGGAACGAATGTCTCAGGAATCGTTGTCTCAACAGTATCTTCAGGAAGAACGTCAGGATAGGTTGTAGTTGTTTCTGGTTCGGTGGTGTCGGGTACGGTTATGGTTTCGGGTAGTGTCACGAATGTTTCTGGTTCGGTTGTGTCAGGTACAGTTATTTCTTCGGGGTCGGTTATAAATGTTTCGGGTTCGGTTGTCTCGGTTACGACAACTATGGTTTCGGTTTCGTTTACGGTGGTTACGGGTTGAGTCTCAATGGTGGGAATAGTGCTAGATGTTTGAGTTGATGTATAAGGCGGTTCAGTTGTCGTGGTGGTGCTTGTCGTGGTATCTGCAACTGATGTGGTTGTGCTTATCTGAATTGGTTCTGTGGTTGTGGAACTTTCTGTGGGTGGGGGTACTGTAGATGATGTCGTTGTTGTTGACGACGATGTTGTTGTGGTTGTCGTTGTACTTGTACTGGTCGTTGAAGAAGAAGTAGTTGTTGTCGGGGTGGCTTCTTGAGTGAACGCCTCATCTGGCACTATTGCCCAGCCTTCGTTGTCGATGTTCCATGCGAGCATGATGCACGAGTTCCCGCCATGCTCATACATCCACACATTGAAAGCGTTGCTTCCAGGTTCTAGGATTAGTTCGCCTGACATCATCCATGAGCAACCTTGGTCGTTCCAGTTGCCGAATGTGTTGCCGTCAATCTCCATCTCGCCGCCGTCATCTGTGGCGAGCATGAACTCGATTGTGTCGTGTTCAGGTATGTCGATGAAACCTGTCATGTGGACCATGAACAGGTCGCCTGTGCAGTCTTCGAATAGTTCGTAGTCGTAGTTGCGGTTGATGTTGTTCTCAACCTCTGTGCCGCAAACTAGATATTCGGTGTCCGACTGGACTGGCGGTATTTCGTCAATCGTGTAGTAGACGGTTTCGATTCCTGGGATTGGTTCAGCATTAACAGTTTGCGCCGTAAGCGCAAACAGGATTGCTGGTAGCGGTATGAGCCAGCGTGTTAGACGAGTTCTATCCACACTCGGTTCGGTTCAAACCATGCGTACTCTTTGCCTTCAACGACTGGCTTTGGTGTTGGTGGTTGCCAATCGAAGTTGTCATCAAGTATCCATGAGCCGTATGGTTGTGGGCAGATAAAAACATCGTTTACTGGGTCATAGGTGTAGCCGATACCTGCGTACTGTTTACGGAAACCGTTAGTTGCTGCATTGTAAGAAGTTTGAACCCACTCGCCACCAAAAAGATTTGCACAAAACTCTGCACCTTTAGATTCGGTTTCCACACCATCAACAAGCAGTTCGTTATCATGCACAACAATTACCCGTTGCACCACATTGTTTGAAATTTCTGCAAAATGTGCCATTAGAAAGTAATACTCCCACTAGCAGTAAAAGTATAAATATGATATCCACCAGTTGTTGTTTGTGTTGGTGAACCTGTAGTCGCTACGGCTAAAGCGAATGTATCGGCGTATCGCAAAACGACAATACCGCTACCGCCTGCACCACCAGCCGACGGATAATTTCCAGAAGTTTGCGAACCGCCACCGCCACCGCCACCAGTATTTACTGTACCTGAAGTTGCGTTGGCTGAAGTTGATGAACCTGCGCCACCACCACCCGAACCGCCAGCGCCAGCAGTATTGCTATCTTCACCAGAACCGCCACCACCACCAGCGTAAGTAACCGATGAGCCAGTAATTCCAACTGCTACACCGACACCACCAGCGCCACCGACACCACTTGAACCGTTTGCGCCTGCTCCGCCAGCACCACCGCCACCGCCACCGCCACGAGGTTCACTACCACCGCTACCGTTGCCGCCACCGTAACCTTGATTTGCGGTTGGCGAACCACCACCACTATTGTTGCCACCTTTTGAACCAGCAGAACCACCATCACCATTTGTTGCAGGTGATGTATAATTGCTACCACCGCCACCGCCACCTGCTCCACCGCCTGTTGATGTAATGGTACTAAAAACACTATTTGAACCTTTTTGCCCTGATTGACCTGTGTTGCTTGGTCCACCAGCGCCACCAGCACCAACAGTTACAGTTAGCGCAACACCAGTCGTGACCGCTAACGCACTTTCTAAACTTCCGCCGCCACCCGTTGTTGTAACTGTGCTACGCAAACCGCCAGCACCACCCGCACCAGCAATGTTGTTTCCGCCACCGCCACCACCTGCGACAACAAGATAATCAACTGCTGTAGGTGCAGGCGCAATTAATTCATCGCCTGTTGGCATCCAAGCCGAAGTGTAAGTAGAAACCCGTGTGCGAGAACCAAATCTAGACATCGCTAAAACCTACGAAATCTGATTAACGTAACCAGTAAGCAAAATCACATCAGCAGTCGCAGCAAACGCCTTCACAACTTTCGTGTTCTGCAAAATCAAACCAGGAACCACCAAAACAAGACCCGACTCCGCAGCAATAAACAACTCGATATTCCCATCAGCAGCCGTAGCAGTACCCCACTCCAACGTAAGTTTCACAGCCGAAGCAGAAGTATTATTTGCATACAACCAAATCTCATCAAACAAACCAGCAGTAGTAACCGTCGTGTACGCAGTATGAACCGTCACCGCCGAACCAGTACCAGTACCCGTAACCTTGATAGCCAAACCATCAGTAGAACCCGACAGTTTTTTCTTAGTAAATGTTGCCATTGTTATCTCCTATGTTAACCGAAAATCTGTGAACCTAAAACGATTGCGCTATCATCACCCGAAGTCAAACCAGAAGCCGCAGGCGCAGCCCAAGCAGCATCAGTACCATCAGAAGTTAGCACATAACCATTAGCACCGATAGCAATACGGGCAGGATTAACAGACGAATTAATTGTTAACAAATCACCACGAGTAGTCATCGTCGACGTGAACTCGTTCGCTTCGTTAGCGTCAGTAGCAGTAAAAACTGGGTAACAGGTAGCGCCAGCAGAATGCGAAGCGGCAGTAGTGCCATCCACACCACGAGTCATCGAAGCCAACGATGAACCTGTGCGGGAACCAACCAAAACTTTTTCTTCAGTAACCAAACCTGGGTCAATCACCATGAAGAACGGACCGTTAGCGGTGTCATTCCACGCTGTGACAGTACCCGTCAAAAGTGCGGTGGTGTCGCCAGCGGTAATAGAGTTCGTGAGCGTACAAGCGGGAGCCGCACCTGCGTAAGACCGTCTAGTGACTGCTGACATCTATACTCCTAATCTTGAACCGAACGCATTGTAACAGTACAGGTTCCTTCCAAATCCCAGTTTTGCTGGTATCCGTCTACAACCTGAAATTCTAAATCTTCTACTACAACAGAATATGTTTCCATGTTCTCTTGGTAGTTTACCACTATAGGGTTTGTTACCAAATCCCGTAGCGCTTGTAGTTCTGATTCTACATCAAAATAATACTCGGTGTCATGTACCCGTAGTTTGTGGTGCATGAGGATAGGCACTCGGAATACTTGGCTTCGGGCTGGGGAAGCGTAGGCTCTAGCCATCCATCGGGTGAGGGTTGGGGCTGTGGTTGCTGACCCTCGGTTTAGTTCTAGTTTAAATTTTGCTTCAATGAATTTGCCTTGCGGACCTGTTGCTACTGCTTCTGTGGCGAGTTGTGTGTCGTGGGGTGTCATCGAGGTGTATGCGCCGTCGTCTGATGATATGTATGGGGTGATTGTGCCTGATAGCGGGGTGGTTCGGATATCAAATTTGGCTACGAATTTGCGGTCTGGGATACCCCAACGGTAGATGCCTGTGACGATTTCTCCTTGTGTCACATAGTTCGCTGTGTCTTCCACATAGATACCTGCGCCTGATACTGCGAACACCCGTTTGTTATCGTAAGTAGCACACGATAGGACGTTTGCTGTTGAGGTGTGCATGAGGTCTGATGCGTGCGCTGGGGTGTTTGTCGCTATCAACGATGACAGGTCTAATCTGCCTAACCCTGTGGATGTGCTGTCGTATTGTGACCAGTTGTACCACACGAATTTGTCTTCGGCTGTGAACGATAAAACGTCGCCTGTGGTTGGGATTAGTGCGCCTGCTGTGAGGTTACCTGCGCTGTCTGGTGTCGAGTATCGGACGCCTTTGTTTGTGCCGATGAATATTCCGCCGAGGTATCCGTATACAACTTTAGGGATTTCGCCTGTCGGTAGGTCGAGTGCTACTACTGGTTGGTCGAGTACACCCGCCGAGGTGATAGTAATTTTGTAGATTGCTCCACGGTCGCCTGAGTATCCTGCAACATAGATGGCGTTTTGACCTGAAGCAAAACTTACCCAATTCCATGTTGATATCGGATGAACGTAATCGTCGCCGCCGACGTTACCTGACGGGTCATAGTAGAGGTCTGTTGCGCCTGCACCTGAATCACCTGATATAAGCAAATGTCCTTTAACGAAATCAACATAATAGAATTGGTGACCGTAAGCAACGTTTGATGCGGTGTGGCTTGCGTTTACTTTCCAAAGCCCAAAACTGCTTGTTGTGCCAGCGTATGTTAAATATACGTTTGTGCC